CGTGCAGCGTTTCGTGCGCTTGGGTTACCCCGGCGCACTACGCCTGTCCGTGCCTTCGGCTGCACGGGCTCTGCACAACCCTGCATTCAAGCGGACCTGCGCCAGCTGCGCTGGCTTGTCCGCTTAATTTGAACGTTGTGCCTCAAGGCGTTGGATCTGTCAGTTCGACGGCTGCAGCCATCACCATGACCAGATCCATGCCGATCAGCGCGCGCTTCTTGCAAACCTCGGTGGCCACGGCCAGGGGCGATTTGCCATCGCGCTCAGCCGTCGCCTGGAGAATCTTCCCCAGCTCGGCCATGTGCGGCTTGAATCGGTCGCCCAGCAGGCGGCGAGCCTTGTCGCGCATGTCGTAGAGCTGGGCGGCCATCTGTATTTGCTTTTTAGTTGCTTGCATCGTCTTGCTCCTTGTGGGGCCAGGCACAACCAGTCGTTGCAGCCGATTCGCTCCAGCCTGCGGCTTCCGCTCTCGGCTGAACTTCGACGTTCGGCTTCAAGGCCTCGTCGGCACGACGGCCGCCGTCGAGCGCCAGCACTGTCACCGATGCGAGTAGCGCTTGGGGCGCTGAAAAGCTCTTGTCGGCGCTATGTTTTGCGCAGGCCCGGGCCTCATCTGCGTACCAGGACAGAGCAGCACGAATCCTCTCGTTCTCTGCTCGCAGCCTCTTGATTTCCTTTTCCTCTGGCGTCCAGAGGTCTTTTGGCATCGGCATGTTTTCTCCTTTGGCCTTCAGGCCGAACCAGTCAGTGCAGCGGACGCCGTACCGGCGCCACTGACTTTCGCGTTAGCCATCAACTTCCTGCGCCAGGCTGGCATGCACGTTGTCCCAGAACATCCGGTCATCGATGCGCAGCAAGTAGCCTTCATTCGCAGGGTCGCCGCCCTCGCTCACGATGTGAGCGCCGCAGGTCCAGGCCTTCGCGGTGTCCAAGTCATCGGGGGCGCAGCGCTCGATCCTTTCCAGCGCCAGAAGGTGCGGGCACTCTCGCGTCTTCACTCCCAGGCAACACGACAGGTGGTTGTCCTTCACCGGCACCGGGGTCTGCATGCTGCACTGCTGGTGCGTCTGCGGCAGCGCGCCTTCGCGCTCTTGCTTGAACAGCATCACCATGCGCGGCACTTCGTCGGCCATGGTCTTGGCCTCGTACATGAACCGCGCCTCGTCCCAGTCCTTGCCGGCTGCGCGCTGGGCGTCTTGATGCCGGTTGACGGCAACGTGCCACTCGTGGCTCAGCGGGTATTTCAGTCGTTCCATGTGTTCACCTTTGGGGCTGTTGCTGGCTAACCTCTCGGTCGAGGCGGACCTCGCCTATCGGCTCGGCGCGCTCACCTCGGGCGTTCATCGGCCCTTGCTTGCCGCAGCAGCACGCTCGCGCCGTGGATGTACTCAGAGTCAATGCTGAGCCCCTTTCCGCGGATCCGGTGGATCTGGGCGATGAGTGCGTCCGTCTCGGCCTTGATGCACATGCCGTCGAGCATGGGGCGGATTTCCTTGTACTGGACCTCGCGCGCCTTCTGCTGCTGCAGCCAGTCGAACAGGCGGCCAGCGACGAAGCGGATCACGCCGTACACCGAGCCAATGATCACCACCTTGTAGGCGAAGAACCCGACCAGGACCCAGACTGCCATCGCGGGCAGCTCGGCGACCATCGAGATCAGCAGCTTGAGCTCTTCCATCGCCTTACTCCTTCGGCTTGGCCAGCGCCAGCACGTCTTCAATCGGCCACACCCGGGTCTTGGGCCCGAGCGACTTGCCCTGCGGGGCGGTACCGCCCTTCACCCAGTTCCACCAGGTGCGCGGGCTGATGGGCAACAGGCCGGGGATGCCGGCCTTCCTGTCGCCGCAGATCTGAGAGACGGTCAGCAGGGCGCCGGCCGGGTATTGCTTGAGGGTCGCATTCATGGGTGTGCTCTCGGGGTTCATCGCACATCAGGGGCAGGTTGACGGTTGGTGGGCGCGTGGCGGCCTCGGTGGGGCCGAGGCGCGGGTGATCTGACCGGCGGAACCTGGTTGCTGCGCGGTGGTGCTGGCGGCCAGCGGCTGGGGCGCGGGATGTGGGCCATCAGCTAGCCGCTCCCTGATGCGCCGGCAGCCTGGCCAGGGCCATCTGCAGCTTCCTGGCCGAGTGCCGGGCGTCGTGAAGGGGGTTGTGGGCGGGCAGCTCGTCGGCAAGGCGGGGCACGTCTGCCAGCGGGTCCATGCCGGCGGCCCAGAGCACGCTGGCCACTTCCTGGAGCGGGTAGGGGCCTGCCCAGCAGCGCGCGGCTGGCGCATCGTCCACGGCGGCCAGCAGCATGCGGGCCTCCACGGGCCAGGCGCAGTCGGCAAAGAGCTGGGCGCCGCGCCCCTTCCAGTGCGTGAGGTGCTTCCACAGGCGCGTGCGCAGTTCGCGGGGCGAGAGGGCGCGCGTCTGCAGCTCGGGCACGTTCTCGCGTATCCAGGCGCGGTCTTCTTTGGTGCCTTGGAACCAGGCGGGCTGGCTGGCGAACAGCTCTTCGTGCAGGCGCCGGCCGGCGCCGTCCATTACCAAGTACCCGAAGGCGAAGCCTTCGCCGTGTAGACCGATGGACTCCACGTCGAGGACCAGCATGAGGTCACTGCTGGCGCCGTCACTCATGGTGCCCCCTTGGCCATGCATGGTGCTGGCGGCCATCCAGCCAATCGCCGGCAGCTGCCTTGCCGATGCGAACGGGCAAATCGCTAGCGTTCAGCTCCAAGGGCTTGTGGTTGTATGCGCCGTCTTGCTTTTGCCCAAGCCACTCGCCCCACTGCTTGAAGAAGAACGCCACGCCAGTCGCGGCGCACTGATCGCGCAGGCTGCGAGCCCAGTCGGGGTGCATCGGGCGGGCCTGCTGGCCGCTCTCGCCGCCGACGATGACCCAATCCAGCTCCTGCAGGGCATTGGTTCCATCGTTGACCCGGTTTGGGCGCGCGAACAGGCCTTCGAAGCTGATGGCGCCCAGCAGCGGCTCGCAGCTCAGGAAGCGCCGCGCCGCCGGCACCGCCAGCAGCTTCGGGATGTCGCGGTCGGCCTCCTCCTGATTGACGATGCTGGCGCCCAGCCAGACATGCTTAGGCCACGGCCGCGCCGAGTCCAGGTATGCCTCGCCGTACAGCGCGCGCGCGTTGCCGATGCGCTTTGTGAGCAGCAGCCAGTCCAGGCGCGGCGTCGCTTCGATCAGGTCAAACAGATCGCGGCGCCAATGCGCCGGCACCTGGTTGTCGAACACGTCGGCCAGGCTTGCGCAGAACACGCGGCGGCGCCGGCCGTGCTCGGCAAAGAACGCCTCGTGCTCGCGCTCCCAGCGCAGCGGCTGCGCCCAGTTGCTCTTGCTGGTGCGGCTGCGCTCGCCCTGCGGCCCCCACTGCACGCGATGCATGCGGTGGTCCATCAGGGCTTCGGCATAGCAGTGGTCGCAGCCTGGGCTCACTTTGGTGCAGCCAATCCAGGGATTGAAGGTGCTGTCGGTCCAGCTGATGCCAGTGCGTTCAGCCATGACCACCTCCCGGGCTCCCCTCGGGGAGGGCAGTTCCAGCCGGGTCGGCGCGGTCGAGGCGCTCGATCTCGGCCAGCAGCAGGGCGGCGGCGCGGACCATGTTGCTGCGACGGTCGCGCGGCTTGAAGAAGCTCGGATTCCAGGGCCACGATCGTGGTGCCGTGCCGTCGATGTGCGGCCAGGGAGGGCTGGTTGCGTACATGGCGGCGGCATCCGCGAGTTCGCCGTTGATGTGCGTGTCGTCGTGTTCGCGCGTCCAGCCTTCCTCTTCGACCTGGCGGCGGCGCTCGGCGAGCACAGAGCGAGCTGCCAGACTCAGCGGGGCTGCCTGCTGGTGGTTCGCATGTATGTCTTCAACTGGTACCGCTTCGACGGTGAAGCGAACGCCCCGCCAGCCGGCGCAGTCGCCCCGCTGGATCGGAAAGAAGAAGCCTTGCGGGGCGCCGACCGTCATGGGCGCGATAGGCGACTTCAACACCGATTCAGCGAGCAGGACAACAGCAAACGGGTTCAGCCCGATGGTGTGCAGGTCTTGCATGACGTTGCTCATGACCGCACCCCCGCCACCCGCTCTTCCACCTGCGCCCGCAGCCACCGCGCCTGGTCCTCGCCCAGGCGGGTGAACAGCTCTTCCAGCGCGCAGCAGCTGGCCAGCACCCAGTGGCCGTACCAAGCCAGGCCCACGGTGCAGGCCACGGCCAGCGGCAGGGCCGGGTCGCGCTCCAGCTCGCCGCGCACATCGGGCAGCTTGGCTTTGGCGATCACCGCGGCCTGGGTGCAGCCCAGCACCGCAAAGATGGCGAAGAACACCAGGGTGAAGGCGAGCAGGTTGTAGGCGCCCTCTCGCCCGGTGCTGAGCCACAGCGTGAGCAGCAGCGGCGTGCTGGCCAGCCGGGTGAACATGGTGAAGCGCTTCATGCCGGCACCTCCGCCCGGCTGGACTGGGGCTGCGCCTCGAAGTCGCTGAGCTTGGCGCCGTTGGCCAGCGCCTCCTTCAGCCAGCGCGGTTGCAGGCCACGGCCGCTCCAAGCCTCACCCGTGGCGCTGTTGCGGTACTTGATGGACACCTTGCCGCCCTTGGCCGGCTGGGCCATGGCGGCCGCCACGATGGCGGCGGGGTCTTGCCCGGCGGCGGCGCGGCGGCGCTGCTGCTCGGCCCGCAGTTCGCCCTCGGCCGCTTCCTCGGCTTCGTCCTGCAGATCGTCCAGGCTGATGCCGTAGTGCCCGGCCAAGCCCACAGCGTAGCTGTTGCCCATGGCCTCCAAGTCGCTGAGCAGATCACCGTCGCTCAGCTCCTCCAGCACCAGGCTCAGCACGAACAGCTCGCCCAGCTCGCGGCCGCCCATATCGCGCAGGCGCCAGCACAGGTCCTGGTACCAGTTGGCGCTGCCCTCCAGCTCCCAGCCCATCAGGGCGTGCAGCAGGCGGTAGGCGTCGGCGCTGGCGTCTCCCAGGCGGTCTTCAATGGCGATGCGCAGCGCCAGCACGGGCAGCTCGGTGGTGGTGCTCACGCTGGCTTTCAGATGCGCGGCCAGGCGCTGGCTGAACAGCTCGCCGCTGCGCTTGGTGATCAGGCCCTCCAGCTCGTCAGGGCTGAAGGGCTGCAGGGCTTCGGCGGGTGGCGCGGCTTCGGCGCTGGGCTCTTCCTGCCGCAAGGCGGGCTTCAGCGTGGGCACCGCCGCGTCCAGCGGCTCGGCGGTTGCGGCCGCAGGGGCCTCGGCCGGCGCGGGCTTGGGCAGCTCTTTGAGCAGGCCGCGCGTCTTCAGCACCTTCACCGCCGCAGCGTCGGGCACCAGGGCGATGGGCATGGGCGCAGCCGGGTGGTCGAGCACCACCACGGCCTTGTTGTCGCCCATCAGCTCGCGCAGGGTGCGCTTGCTGTCGGTCAGGGCGGGGCAGGGCTTGTCCAGCCAGTGGTAGCCGGCGGGCAGCTGCTGGTGGTTGGGCATCAGGCTGCGGGCCTCGCCGCCTTCCAGCACGGTCTGCCCTTTGGTGAGGGCATTTGCCAGCACCTGCTCCACCGCTTCGTCGGTCTTGGCCTCGAAGCATTTGGCGTCCAGGCAATGGTCGCCGCCACTGGCCAGGTCGGTGAAGAGGTCGGGCGCCGCGCCACTGCGCTTGCCGCACTGGCCACAGGGGCCTTCAACGGCATAGATGGCCTTGATGTCGAAGCGGGCGTTCGACAGGCGCAGCATGTACTTCTTCTGCAGCCACTCGCTGGCGCTGCGGAAGCTCAGCGGCTCGCCGCCGAAGCCCTGCAGGATGTGCTCCAGCGCTTCCTTCTGCTGCGCGGTGTCGTGCATGCGGGCCAGCAGGCCGGCCACGCTGGCGTTGATCTTGTCTTCCCACAGCGCGGTGCGAGCGGTCTCGCACAGGTTCAGCAGGGCCAGGCGGTTGAACACCCAGCGGCGGCTCTTGCCCAGGCGGGCGGCCAGCTCGTCGGCGTTGGCATAGCCGGGGCCGCCCAGTTCGCCGCGCAGCAGGCGCTTGAGGCCCTCGGCTTCTTCCAGCGGGTGCAGGTCCTGCCGGTCGATGTTCTCGCTGAGCTGGATCTCCCAGGCCTGGAAGTCGGTGAGGTCGCGCACCAGGGTCAGGATGTCCTCGGCGCCGGCCATGCCGCTGGCGCGCCAGCGGCGCTCGCCCGCCACGATCTCATACGGGGGCATGCCGTTGCCCTCGGTGTACTCGGGATTTCGGCGCGCCAGGATGGGCTGATACACGCCGCCTTGCTTCTTGATGCTGTCGGCCAGCTCGGCCAGCTTGGCGGGGTCGAAGCGCTTGCGCGGGTTGGTGGGGCTGGGTTTCAGCAGGGTGAGCGGCAGGCGGACTGCGGGCTCTTGCATGAATGGGGTGATGGACATGGGGGCCTCGGTCAGTGCTGGGGGGCGCGGGCAGGCAACAGAACAACGTGGAAGCGGCGGGTGCCCAGCACATCGCGCGCGGCGGCCACTTGGCTGGTGCAGAAGATCAGCTTGGGCGAAGGCACCTTGAGCGGCCAGGCGTTCTTGCGCTGGGCCACCGTGTGTTCGTAGGCCAGCAGTTGCTTGGCCAGTTCCAGGGTGCTGGGGCGCTTGGGAAAGCCGTCCACGATCAGGGTCTGCGGCTGCTCTTCCAGCGCCTCGGCCAGGCCGAAGGGCGTCTCCAGCTGGGCAAGTGGCACTTCGCGGAACGAGCCCTCGCGCTGCGCAAGGGTGCGGGCAAGCTGGGTTTTGCCGCAGCCTTCCGGGCCGGCCAGCACCAGGGCAATGCCACGGGTCAGCGAAAGGTGGTTCAGAAGGTTCATCGGGGGCCTTTCAGGGTGGGGTGGAGGTGCCGCTCAAAGGGCACTGAAGATCTGCGCGCCGGCACCGGCGTTGCCCCGCAGGGCTTGCTCGGCCTGGGCATGCACGCGGCGGTAGGCCTGGCGCAGCTCGCGCCGGCTGGCGTGCTGCAGCTGCACGCCGTAGAAAAAGAGGGCGTCTTCCAGCGCCGCGATCTCGGGGCCGCGCAGGGTCCAGCTGGTGCCCCGGCTCATGGCTTGATCGACCGCCCGGCGCTGCAGCAGGCCCACCAGCGCCGCCAGCGCGGCCTCGAACACATGCAGGTGCGAACTGACGATGCCGCGCCGCGACAGCTCGCGCCCGAAGTTGGCAAGGTCCACCAGGTGGGCCAGGTGCTCAGCACTGCCCTCGCCACGGCGGAAGGACTCGAAGGCGGCGCGCATGGGCTGCAGGGCCTGCTCGCGCTCTTCCCGGTCCAGGCAGGCGGCGTCGTGGCGCGCGTCTTTGAGCAGGGCGAGGTTGTCGGCGCGCGGGTGGCGGGCGTGGCGGTGGCTGGGAATGGCCTGGCGGTGCTTGTGGGGCATGGCGGTGGGGTCTGGCGGGTGTTCAGGTGGCGTCGTCGTCATCCATGCGCTCGCCCGCAGCGGCGCGCTTGCGGTCGAGCTGGACGGGGAGGGGGTCGTGTGCGTGGCTGTGCGCCGGTTGGCGCGGGGGCGTGCGGTGCAAGGGGGGAGGGGTGGGCCTGCTGCTGCCACTGCCGTTGCTGCTGCCCTTGCCGTACTGGGCATCCCGGCGGCGCTGCGCGGCTGCGCGCACCTGGTGCAGGCGCGCCTGGTGCTGCAGCAGCTCGGGCACGGTGGGCCAGTCGGCGCCGCGCACCTCGGCCCAGGCCGCCTGCAGCTCGTCGGGGCTGTAGTGGGGCAAGGGCGGGTGCGCCACGGTGCGCTCAGGCCTGGGCCCATGGGGCACTGGCGCGCGTGGCCTCGGGGCCGCAGGCGCCGTCGCGGGCGCGCTGGCGCTCAATGGGCAGCGCCACGCCCCGGTACAGCAGCTCGGGGTGGGCACAGCCGCGCACGCCGTGGCGCACCAGCTGGTGGTTGCACAGGGCGCAGGCGCGGTAGAGGTCGGGCTCGGGCAGCTTGATGGCGACGAAGCGCCGGTCGCCCGTGGGCTCGCGCAGGAAGTCGGCGTGGCCGGTGGTGAAGTGGATGTTCAGCGGCTTCACGGCTGGCCTTCCGAGGCCGCCAGGGCGGCCAGTGCGGTCATCTGCTGCAGCGCGGCCTGTTCGTCGGCCAGCTCTTGCGCGGCGGCGGCGGCCGTGGCCTCGTCCTCGGGGGCGTCCACGCCCACCAGGCCCAGGCACAGCACCAGCAGGATCAACATCACGGCGGTGCTGCCGCGCGGGTAGCGGTCGAACAGCGGCTCCAGCGGCGCGCGGTAGCGCTCGGGCTCGGCGCCCAGCTCGGTGGCGGCCTGCGCGGCTTCGCGCGGGCAGGCGTCCAGCGGCATCGGGGCCGAGTTGTAGGCAATGGTTCGGTCCAGATCGGCCGCGCAGACCTTGGGCGGGGCCTCGGGGTCGGTGATGGCCATGAGGTTGACCAGGGCGCTGCGGGGCTTCATGCGGGGGCTCCCAAGTGCCCGGCGGGGCGGCGCAGGGCTACGCTCGCGGGCTTCTCAACTTGGTGGAGGCCATGCATGTCCGAACAGCCCAAGATCCCGCTGAACAACGATTCCTTCAATGCCTTGGTGGATGCCTGGCACGCATCGATGCTTGCTGTGGTCATGGCCTTGCCCCCAGAGCAGCGAGGAGATGTCGTGTCCAACGTCGCAAGGCTTGCCAAGAACTTCGAGGCGAAGGGGCTGCTTCTGGAGGAGACGCTGCTGATTGACCTTCACCAGCTGCTGGCTGACTAGGCTCTTCGCGTGGCCCAACCACGAACTCCTTGCGCGCACGCCAGCTGTTGAACTTCTCCTCCAGCTCCGCAGGGCTGGCGATATGGGGCGCCGGCCACTCCGGGTTCGGATTGCGCGCCGGGGGCACGTGGTTGCCGCGAGCGCGCTTCATGCCGGCACCGCCTCGGCGGCCTCGGCGCGCGGCTGCAGCTCAAGGTTCAACAGCTCGGCCGCGCCGGTCATCAGCGCCAGCAGGTCGCTGCGGGTGATGTAGACGCCCGGCTCGCCGCGCAGGTACAGGCGGTACAGCTGCTCGCCAGGGGGCTCGGCGCCCACGCGGTGCACCAGCAGCTCGGCGGCCGTCTGGATCACCGACTGGGTGTTGCCCGGCAGCAGGGTGCAGGTGGACTGGGGGCGGGCTTTGGCCTGGTGGTGCGTGGCTTGCGCTTCGCGGTGCTCGGCTTCGAACGCGGCCCACTGCGCCGCGTGCAGTTCATGCTCGTCCGGCGTGCCGGCCCAGAGCGTGTCGTAAATGAAGCGGGTGCGGGCAGGGCTGATGCTGGGCACCAGCGTGCCGAAGTCGTCGTGAACGCAGGTGGCGCCCGTGTCGAAGCACAGGTAGGCCAGGTGGGGCCGGTTGTAGTGGCTGGGGGAGAGGTCCGGGGCCATGCGCGCTCCAGTTGGCGGGAGGGGTGGGCGCCCGCAGCCATGGCACGATGGAAGTTCCACCCACCACCTGCTCATGAAAGGGGCGCCCATGGGAATCGACAAGAAGTTGCTTACCGATCGCAACCACAGCCGTCAGGAACTGCATCAGTCCACGGCGGGGCTGAACTACGTGCTAGAGGTGTTTGGGGACCACCTTGCTCAGCGCGAGGGCTATGGCAGTGGTCTGGATGGGCTGGAGGCGTGCCGCTACTACCTGCTTCAGAAGCACCACTGGCTTCCGCGTGAGGTGCTGGCGCTGAGCTGTGAAGAGATGCGATTTGCGCTGAGCGAAGAAATGCAAGGTTGGACCTTGCCTCCAGAAGCGCGCGTTTGAGCGGGTCGCTGCAGGCGGCCGCCTGCAGCGCCAGGAGTTTGCCTTTGGCCTGGGCCGACTGGGCGTACAGCAGCCCCAGGGCGAAGGGGCTGCTGAGGGGATTGTTCGGGGCCATGCGCGCTCCATCGAATTGCGACGGAACGGATCATGCGATAGCGAATGAATGCTGTCAATGCGCTATCGCATAGTCATGCGCGCAACGGCGCGGCGTTGCGTCATTCATGCGACAAGGATTAGCGGCGGCCGGAGGCGTCGATGTCGTCGGCCGTGGGCGGTGGCAGGGTGGCCAGCCACTTGCGGCGGGTGCTGTCTTGATGGTTCTGCTTGGCGGCGGCCACCGTGCCGAAGCCAAACAGCAGCACGCCGATCAGGATGGCGAAGCCGCCCAGTTGCAGGGTCTGGCGCCGGTCTTCAGCCATGGAAAGGTTGTGCACCTGGTGGAGTGCGCGCCCCGATGGGGTGCTGGTTTCCACTTGCACAGAGGTGGGCATCAGCAGGGCGAACCCGCCCACAGCCATGCCGATCAGGATCAAGAGCACGCCAAGCACTCGCATTTGTATCTTCCTGTTACGTTTCCGTGAAATTCTCCACGGCGTCTGCCCCTGTCCTCATTCTTCTTGAGGCTGCTTTAGACAGCTCGCGTGGCCAACCATAGATTCGCGCCGAAGGTCTTAGTTGGCGAGCTGTTTGCTTGACGCGGCTGAGGCGGCCTCGTACCCCAGCAGCAGGGTGTTGATTGTGCTGAACAGCGCGGTGCGCTGCTCTTTGCCCAGGGCCGCTACTCGCTGGCGCAGCTCGGCAGGGAAGGGGTCGAAGCCCCCGGAATCGACAGCGTAGCGGACAACGTTCTCCCGAACTTCCAGCGCCTGCAGCAGTCGCTCGCCCGAGCCTACCTGGGCGCCTGCAAGCTGGCCCTCTGGGGCCTGCGCCGCCGGCAGCAGCCCCCGCTCCTTCGCAATCGAATGGGCCAGCTTGTGGTCATAGATCGCATCGACCGGCAGATCCAGGAACTTGGCGATGCGCTCGGCCGTGGACCGCTTGGGGCTTGCGACATGGCCCTGCAAGAACTTGTGCAGCGTGGGCTGGAACGAAAGCGATGCGCACATGGCCCGAGCCGCCGCATTGGGGTTCAGGCCCTTCTGAGCCAGCAGCAGTGAGACCAGTTGATGCGCGCGGAAATCCATGCCGGGAATATGCATGGGCGAATAATTCGATAGGGCATGCCATGGCTTGCTGCAATCATGCGCTATCGAATAGGATGGCAGCATGGAAGCCTCAACCACCGAAGTCCTGAGGGAACTGCAGCGCCTTGGCCTCAGGCAAGCCGAGATCGCGCGCCGCACAGGAATCCCGCAGCCGCGCCTGTCGCGTTGGCAGGCAGAAGGAGCCGGGCGGGCTGCTGATGACGCTCTGCGCCTGAAAGCCTTGCTGGACGAACAGCGCGCGGTGCAAGCCAGCGCTGGCGCAGCTGCGACCGGCTGACTTCTGGGTGTGCGAAGGGACTGGCATGGCGCCAGTCTCTTTTTTTTTCAATGAAGCCTGTCCGTGAATGTCCGTGCGGTGCACAGAAAAACGGAACGGTACGGACAGCATGAAAGGTTGGCGATGAACACCCCGATTACCTACACGCCCGAAGTGGCCCAGCTTGTCGCGTTCGCGCAGTGGATGCGGCAGCCGCTGTTCGGCCCGAAGCCCGCGCCCAGCGAGCCCACGCCCGAGCAGCTGCAGTCCGCAGCGCGGCTGCTGGACCTGGTGGCGCCACGCCGCGCAGTTGGCGCTGAGCCTGAGCAGGTGATGGCCGAGATCAATGCCGAGCGCCAGCAGCTGGATGCGCTGCTGAGTGCGCACGGCGGCCTGCCCCCCGCGCTGCTGAAGGGGGCGGTGGCCCTGGCCCTGGCGCAGGCGCAAACGGAACTGCAGGCTGTGAGCGGGCCGCCGCTTGATTTGGCCGAGCGCTTCGCCGAGCTGGCGGTGCGCGCGGTGCTGGCGGTCAGCGCGGCTTGGGCGGCGCGGGCTGGTGGGTCTGCAGGGCTTCCCACAGCGCCATGAGATATGCGGCGTCTTTCTCGGCGGCTTGCTGGACGGTGCTGGCGCCGTCAGGCCCATGCAGCTGGACAGCGCCGCCTTCCAGCGCGGCGCGAACGAGTTCAAAGGCGTACTTGCTACTGAGTCCCATGGGTGCCCTCCTTGGGCTGGTGCGTGTAGGAGCCGCCAGCGTAACCAAGGCCGGGCACCCGCCCCATTCCCCCGCTTTGACGGAGTGATGACGATGCAAACCACCATCCCCGAGACCTTCGAGGACGTGAACGAGGCCCTGCGTGAAGCCGTGCGGGCCGTGGGCGGCAACAAGAAAGTGGGCCCGCTGCTGTGGCCCGAGCTGCCGCCGGAGCAGGCGGCCGGCCGCATCCGCGACGCGCTGAACCCGGACAAGCGCGACAAGCTCAGCCCCGAGCAGGTGGTGCTGATCTTGCGCTTGGCCGGCGAGGTGGGCTACCACGGGGCCATCGGCTTCGTAACGTTCTCGGCCGGCTATGAGGCGCCCCGGCACCTGACCCCGCAGGACCAGACCAGTGAGCTGCAGCGGCAGTTCATTGAGGCGGTGGAGGGCCTGCAGGCCATTCAGAAACAGCTGGCCCTGGTGCAGGGTCGGCGCCGCTGATGTCGAGCCACCTGCCAGAGCGCGTGTCCCTGGGCGAGCGCGACACCACCGAGCGCCTGGGCCCTGACGACATGGCCACCTTGCATGAAGCGCAGGCGCTGGAAGCGGCCATGCTGCGGCGCCAGCGCGAGGCCGCCCGCGCCGCCCGCAGCACGCCGGGTGTGTGCACCAACTGCGGCGCAGAGTGCCTGCCACGCGCGGTGTATTGCGACGAAGACTGCCGGGCGGACCATGAGGCCCGCGCCAGCCGGCTGGCACTGCTGGGGCGCAAGGGATGACGCGCACAGCCGAGCGCCAAGCGCTCGTTGACCAGCTGCAGCAGCACATTCCGCAGGCCATGCGCGAGCGCGCGCAGTGGCTGCTGTGGAAGTACATCAAGAAGCCCGGCGCGGCCAAGCCGGCCAAGGTGCCGTTCTACGTGAACGGCGAGCTGCGCGGCTGGCCCCATGGCAAGCCCAAGGATGGCCAGCCCACACCCGCACAGCCGCAGGTCGAGCAGGGCCACGAGCTGGACCGTGCCCACCTTGTGGGCTGGGAGCAAGGCCTGGCGGCGCTGGCGGCCAAGCCGTGGATGGATGGCATTGGCTTCGCCTTCCTGCCCGGTGATGGCTTGCTGGGGGTGGACATCGATGGCGCGATTGACCCCGAGACGGGCGAGGTGAGCGATCTGTGTCAGCAGACCCTCGCGCTGTGCCCGAGCTATGCCGAGCTGAGCGTGAGCGGCACGGGGGTTCACATCATCCTGGCCGGCGAGACGGAGAAGTTCAAGGATGACCTGATCGGCTTGGAGGTGTATTGCAGCTCGCAGTACTTCACCTGCACGGGCCGGCACTGGCAGGGCGCGCCGCTGCAGGTGGAGCCGGTGACCGCCGAAGCGCTGACGGTGATGCGTGAGTGGGTGGAGGAAAGCCTGGCCGCCCAGAAGGAGGCCAAGGAAGCCGAGCGCGCGGCCCGTGATGCCCAGCAAGCCCCTCCCGCCCCGCCCCCACCCAACCGGGCGCCCGCAGGCCCCGCACCACGGGGGCAGAAGGGCGCCGATTTCCGGGCCGTGAACGATGCCGCGATGGCCCGCCTGGACGCCTGGGTGCCCACGCTGCTGCCGGCGGCCAAGGTTCACAACAGCGTGAAGGGGCGCGGCTACCGGGTGACCAGCAAAGCGCTGGGCCGCGCCCTGCAGGAAGACCTGGGCATCACGCCCGAGGGCATCTGGGACTTCGGCACGGAACAGGGTTGCAGCCCGATTGACCTGGTGGTGGAGCACAAGGGCCTGCCGCCGCTGGAAGCCATGAAGTGGCTGGCGCAGTTGGTGGGTGTGGCCGTGGCCGCGCCGTCTGCACCAGGCGGCCGCAAGCCCCCCCGCGCTGCGCAGCGCCCCGAGCCCCCGCCCGAGGATGACGATGCGCCGGCCGCGCCGTCGCGTGAGCGCACCTTCGGCCCGCCGGAGGATGACGAGCTGGACCTGCCCGACGAGCCCGGCGCGGATGCCCCCAAGGGCAGGGGGGAGGGGGCCAGCAAGGGCGCGGGCAAGGCCGCCGACAAGGGCGATGCCCCGAAGAAGAAGCGCCCGAAGGAGTTCTGGGACCAGGTGAACCACCTGGCCGAGCACTTCGCGCTGATCTACGGCACAGACACGGTGTGGGACGGCGCGAACCGCGAGATCATGAAGATCAGCAACGCCGGCCACGCTCATGGCTCGGACGTGGTGAAGTTCTGGAAGCTCAAGCCCACGGCCTGGCGCCGCAGCGAGGGCGGGCGGTGGACGGTGAAGGCCAAGAACGTGGTCTTCGACCCCACCGAAACCTGCGACCCAGACACGCACATCAACCTGTTCAGCGGCTTCCCCACGGTGCCGCGCGAGGGGGATGTGAACCCGATGCTGGACCTGGTGCGCTTCTTGTGCAGCCGGGCGGCCGACACCCCTGAGGGCTGCGACGAAGTTTTCCACTGGCTGCTGTGCTGGCTGGCCTACCCGCTCCAGAACCGGGGCGCCAAGCTGCGCACCAGCGTGCTGATGTATGGCGACGAAGGCGCGGGCAAGAACTTCCTGACCGACGCCATGGTGGAGCTGTACGGCGAGTACGGCCTGACGGTGGGCCAGGACGAGCTTGAAGACAAGTTCAATGACTGGCGCAGCAAGAAGCTCTTTGTGGTGGGTGACGAGGTGAGCACCAAGAGCGAGCTGACGCACAACAAGAACCGGCTGAAGGCGCTCATCACCTCCACCGAGGTGCAGATCAACCCGAAGAACCTGCCGCGCCGCACCGAGGCCAACCACATCAACGTGTGGTTCAACTCGAACGAAAACCAGGCGCTGGCGCTGGACAACAGCGACCGCCGCTACCTGGTGGTGTGGACGCCCAAGGCGCGCGAGCGGGCCTTCTATCTGGCCCTGGCCGAGTGGCGCAAGGCCGGCGGCGTGGCGGCCTGGCTGCACTTCCTGCTGAACTATGAGCTGAGTGGCTTCGACCCGTATGCACCGGCGCCGATGACGCGGGCGAAGGAGGGCCTGATCGACCTGAACCGCAAGAGCCCCGAGCGGTTCTGGATGGAGTGGTCCCAGGGCGAGCTGGATCTGCCCTACTGGACCTGTGCGCTGCCGCAGGCCTATCAGGCCTACCTGAAGTACGCGCAGCGCACGGGCGACCGCTATCCGGCCACGCGGCCGCTGTTTACGCGCATGGTCCTGCGGATCAGCGACACGATGGGCAACCCGGCCACCGAGAAGGTGATGAAGGTGGACTACGGGCCCGAGGGGCGGCCAGATGTGCGCGCCACGCGGATGCTGTGCGTGATCGAGCCCCCAGACCCCGGCGAGACCGGCGAAACCCTGGGGGAGTGGGCCACCAGCGCCTGGCGGATGTTCCAGAAGGAGCTGAACCGCTACCTGGGCCGGGGCTTCGATGCCGACCGTGGGGAGGATCCGCCCACGTAGTTACAGATCCCCAAGCATCCGTAACGCCGCAAACCCAGTGTTTATGCGGCCAGTTACGGAGTTACGCGGTTACACCGCCCGCCCTCGTGTGTGCGGGCGCGCGCGAGACACGCAGCACATACCCCTGGTGTTTCTCTCGCACGTAGAGCCCGGTGTGTAACTGCGTAACTGTGTAACTCGCAAGTATTCATGCGGGTTCTGAGGGTTACACGCGCGCGCACCCTCTGTAACTCGCACTTCTTCTTCAAGGAAAAGAAAGGAAGTGGTGATGGGACGAATCCGATCCACCCTGGGCGAAGCCAAGCGGCCCAGCTATACCGTGGAGGCTGAGGTGCAGGCAGCTCTGGACAACTGGGGCCGTTGGTCTGCACCGCGCTTTGGCTACCGAGGGGCTACCAGCCCCATGTTCCGGCTCTTCAAGGCCAAGCAGCGGGGCGACGATGCGGCGCCAGTGGCCATTGCCGTGCCGGTGGACCCCGACGCCGCCTGGAAGGCCGAGAAGGTGATCTGCAACCCGGGCTTCTTGCCGCGCGCGCGGCACCTGCTGACAGCCCACTATGTGTTCGAGGCCGACATGCGCAGCACGTGCAGGGCGCTGGGGCTGGCGCGCAGGGAATACGACATGGAGCTGTGGAGCTCCAGCTATTTTTTCTGGAACCGATACAAGACCGCTTGACGGACGTTCTTGGACATCCCTACACTCCGCCGCACAATTTATCCCATGATCTCCTTCCCGGAGTGGTCTGCTGGCGGTTCGCCGGCAGAGCCTTTGGGAAATCAGAAACCCCGCCCAGCTTTGCTCGGTGGGGTTTTTGCATTCCGGCGGCCTATGTTCCCCACCATCAGCATTCAGCACGATCTGGACAAGCTGGCGGATTGGGGGCGGCATGTCGCGCAAGAGCAGCTCCCGTTCGTCACCGCCCTGAGCCTGACCCTGACCGGCCAGGATGCCAAGGCAGCAGTCGAACGCGAGATGGGCACGGTGTTCGACCGTCCCACCCCGTACACGATGCGGGGGTTCAGGCTGATCCCAGCCACGAAGGCCCGGCTCGAAGCTCGGCTGGTCTTCCGTCAGTCCCACCAGAGCAATGCCCGCGACTACCTGGGCCCGCAGATCATGGGCGGCGAGCGCAAGCTCAAAGCCTTCGAGCGTTCGCTCGCTCGAGTGGGTGTGCTGCCCCGTGGCATGCAGGCCCTGCCAGGCGAGGCGGCCCAGTTGGACCAGTTCGGCAACATGGCACGGTCACAGATCGTCCAGCTGCTGAGCTACTTCCAGGCGTTCGGTGAGCAGGGCTACCGCGCCAACATGACCGACAAGCGCAAGGCGCGGATCGCCAACGCGGGCCGCAACGAGCAGGGCTTCAAGGTCATCAAGGGCGTCGAGTACTTCGTGGTCAGCAAGACCCGGACGGTGAAGGGGCGCCAGCAGGATCTGCCCGAGGGGATCTGGCAGCGCTCCGGTCTGCACGGCATGAAGGTCGCCCCAGTGGTGATCTTCATCCGCCGCAGCCAGTACACGCGCCGCTTCCGCTTCTTCGAGCTGGTCGAGGAGACGGTGCGCGAACGCCTCAGCACGAACTTCAACATCGCCTGGCGCCGCGCACTTTCGACCGCCCGCCGCTGACCCGCTGGACAGGGCAAGCCTCCCCAGGCCCTCGCCCTTTTCCGGCGGGTCCTTCCCAGCCACCCCCCTACACGGGTAATTCGTGCCACGTGCTCGGTCTACATGTGGGCCTGTGAAGTTACTAAACCGCCCCGGTTAAGCGGTTAACCCGGTTAACCGGCGCCCTGTTAAGCATGCCCACCTTCGTCAGCAAGAAGGACTTCGCCGCTCTGTACGGGTGCTCGAAGCCCTACGTCAGCCAGCTCAATGCTGCAGGACGCCTCGTGCTGAGTGAGGATGGCGCGCAGGTCAACGTCGAGGCCACCTTCGAGCTGCTCGGGGTGACCTCGGACCCGAGCAAGGCGGGCGTGCGGGAGCGGTGGGCGGCGTACCGCGAGGGCAGGGCGTTCGAAGGCACGGCGACCCAGCCTGCCGCAGTGCAGACCCAGGCGCAGACAGAGCCCGCGCAGCAGGCCCTGATCGAGCCCGAGGCCCAGCCCGGCCCAGCCGCACCGCCTCCCGCGGCCGAGCCCCGCGCCAGCGCGTATCACGACGCCCGCACCCTGCGAGAGCAGGCCCAGGCGCGGATGGCCCATCTGGAGCTGCAGAAGGCCCTGGGTGAGGCGCTGGAGGCCGAGCCCACCCTGCGCGCTGTGATGGATGCACACACGGCGGCCCGCAGCGAAATCCTGCAACTGCCCGACCGCCTGGCGCAGCTGGTGGCGCCCGAGATCGATCCGCGCAAGTGCTACGACCTGATCCGCGTCGAGTGCGAGCGCGCCTGCAACCGCATGGTCGAGCACCTGCACAAGCTCGGTGCTGCGGCCCAGGCACCCGCGCCAGAACCTGAACCCGAGCGGGTATGAACCTCCGCGACGGCTACCAGGCGGTCATTGAAGCCGCGGCGCGAGCCTGGACGCTGCCGCCCAAGCTCACGGTCAGCGAATGGGCCGACCGGTACCGCGTGCTGCCCGACGAAGGCAGCGCCGAGCCCGGCCCCTGGCGCACGGATCGCAACCCGCTCCTGCGCGAGCCGATGGACGCCCTCAGCGACCATCACCCCTGCAGCAAGGTCACCACCATGGCCTGCTCGCAGAACGGCAAGAGCGAGATCGGCAACAACTGGATCGGGTACACCGCGCATCACGCCCCGGCGTCGATGCTCATGGTCCAGCCTGACGAGAAGGCGGCCGAGCGCTACAGCAAGAAGCGCATTGCGCCGATGTTCGATCTGTGCCCGGTGCTGAACGGGTTGGTGTCCGACGACACCATCCTCGACAAGTACTTCCCGGGTGGCTTCTTGATGATGGCCGGCGCCGGCTCTGCCAGCGCGCTGGCCAGCACGCCCATCAAGAAGATCTTCCTGGACGAGGTGGACAAGTTCCCCACCAACGTTCAGGGCCAGGGGTCGGCAGTCAAGCAGGCCGAGCAGCGCAGCATCACCTTCGCGCGCAGCAAAGAGTACTGCAGCAGCACGCCCATCAAGCTGCCGCTGGAAGACGAAGAAGGCGAAGAGGCGGCAGCCGGCGGCAGCGAAATCTGGCGCGCCTACCAAGAAGGCAGCCGCGCCCGCTATCACGTGCCATGCCCTCACTGTGGGCACCTGCAGGAGCTACTGTTCGAACACCTACGGTGGCAGAAAGCAATCGACGAGAAAGGCCAGAAGCGGCACCTCCCTGACACCGCCGTCTACATGTGCCAGGGGCAGGGCTGCGGCGAAGCGATCGAGGAACACCACAAGCCCGCCATGCTGGCCGACGCGGCCATGGGCGGCAAAGCCCGCTGGATCCATGAGCGGCCCTGGCAGACCGATCACCTCAGCTACCACTGGAACGCGCTCTACACGCCCATTGGCCTCGGCCGCAGCTGGGCCAAGATCGCGCGCGAATGGCTGGCGGCCTGCAAAGACAAGTCCAAGCTCGTCACCTTCTGGAACCTGATCCTCGGCCTGCCCTTCGACGACAAGGCCGACCGGCTCAGCGAAAAGGACATCGAAGAACAGGCCGAGGACTACCCCCTTCGCCAAGTGCCGCGCGGCTACTACGTGCTCACTGCGGCGGTGGACACCCAGGACGATCACCTCGACTTCCTGGTGCGGGCCTGGGGGCGCAACGAACGCAGCATCGTCATCGATCGCGTCAAGATCTGGGAAGACCCAGAAGGCGACGAAGCCTGGCGCAAGCTCACCAAGCTTCGCCACCAGACCTATCCGAACGTCTGCGGCAATCACCTGCGCATTGCCATGACCGCCATCGACACCGGTGGCAGCCACACGCAGAAGGTCTACCGCTACTGCGCCGCCATGCGGCATGACAGCCTGATCGCTGTCAAAGGCTCCAGCCAGCGCAAGCAGGTGGTGCTGGGCAAGCCGAGCAAGAAGGAAAGCAAGAACGACAGGGGCGAGGTCTCGCGCTACGGCATCCACCTGTGGATGGTGGGCACCGACACCGCGAAAGAAGCCCTGTTCCTGCGCCTGCAGGATTGGAACGAAGAGCACTGCAGGCTCGACACCACCAAGCGCCTGGTCCGCCTCAGCAAGCAGCTCGGCCACGAGTTTTTCCGGGAACTCACCGCCGAGTACTTCAACGAGCAGACCGGGCTCTGGGACAAGCTGCGCGCGCGCAACGAGGCCCTGGACCTGATGGTCTACAGCCACGCCGCCGCCTGCCACCCGCACCTGCGCGTGCACCAGCTCACCGCCCACGACTGGGACCAGCTGGAAGCCGCGCTCGAACCCGTCAACGGCGACCTGTTCGCCGCCGCCCCGGCAGATGCCGCACAGCCCGACCCGGCCGTGCACACATATGCACCCGAAGACAACCCGGCACCCCAACCCGCACCCGCGCCCCCACCGGCGCCCGTGCCGGCCCAGGTGCCCGCCCCCGCAACCGCTGACGACTGGATCGGCAGCCACACCGAGCACTGGCTCGACTGAACACCCTCGCCATGTCCTACACCCTTGCCCAGCACAAAGCCCTCTGCGAAGCCCTCGCAGGCGGCTACCGCGTCGTGCAGTACGACGGCAAGAAGGTCGAGTACCACTCCGTGGCTGATCTGGAAAAAGCCCTCAACCGCGTCGAAGCCGACCTGACCGCGCGCGGCCTGCTCACCCCGCCCAGCGCGGGCGGCATCCAGCGCGGCGGCACCACCTTCGCCGCCTACGACCCGGACTGACACCGTGGCCCGCACCTCCATCATCGACCGCGCCATCGAGTGGCTCAGCCCCCACGCGGCCGTCCAGCGCGAACAGGCGCGCCTGCAGCTCACCGTGCTGCGCGCCTACGAAGCCGCCAGCAAAGGCCGCCGCGCCAGCGGCTGGCGCGCCGGCAGCGGCAGCTCCAGCGCCGAAGTGCTCCCCAGCCTCGGCACCGTTCGCAACCGCTCGCGCCAGATGGTGCGTGACAACGAATACGCCAAAGCCGCCATCCGCGCCCTGGCCACCGGCATCGTCGGCAGCACCGGCATCAACGTCATCCCCGACCACAAGGCCGAACGCCGCGCCTGGCTGGACTGGGCCGAGCAGTGCGACGCCGACGGCTGCAACGAATTCGGCGGCCTGCAACTGCTCGCCGCCAAGGCTTGGAAAGAAGACGGCGAATGCCTGCTGCGCCGCCGCTGGCGCAAGCCCGAAGACGGCCTCGCCGTCCCCATGCAAATCCAGCTGCTGGAAGCCGACCACCTCGACCACAGCAAAACCGGTGCCGTCTCCGGCGGCTACTGCATCATGGGCGTGCAGTACGACCTGGTCGGCCGTCGCGCCGGCTACTGGCTCTTCCCCGAGCACCCCGGCGAAGTGGCCGCCATCAGCCGGGGCCGGTTGGAGAGCAAGTTCGTCCCTGCCAGCGAGGTCACTCACCTCTACCGCAAAGACCGCATCAGCCAAGTGCGCGGCATGCCCGAGCTGGCCGCCAGCCTCATGCGCCTGCGGGATCTGGACGGCTACGAAGAAGCCGAACTGGTGCGCAAGAAAATCGAAGCCTGTTTCACCGCATTCGTCACCACCGACCGCCCCGCCACCAGCGTGGGCCAGCTCGCCAAGCAAGAAGACAGCCCCGGCCGCGTCACTGAAAAAGTCAGCCCCGGCCTCATCAAGTACCTCAGCTCCGGTGAGTCCGTCGCCTTCGGCAGCCCCCAGGCCACTGGCGGGTACGGCGAATACACCAGCACCCAGCTGCACGCCATCGCAGTCGGTGGCGGCGTCACCTACCACCAGCTCACGGGCGACACCTCCCGCAGCAGCTACACCAGCCACCGCGCCGCCCTGCGTGCCTACTACGACCTGGTCGAGTCCGAGCAGTGGCTCACCTTCATTCCCAGCTTCATCAAGCCCGTGCGCCGCTGGTGGCGCGAAGCCGCAGCGCTCAACGGCATGCGCCTGGGCACCAAGCCCGACCGCATCACCACCCCGCGCAAACACATGGTCGATCCGCTCAAGGATGGCCTGGCCGACAAGGAAGAGATTCGCGGCGGCCTCAAGAGCCTGAGCGAGGCCATCCGCGAGCGCGGCATGGACCCCGCTGAGGTGCTGAATGAAATCGCGGCTGATCGAGCGCTGCTGGCCGAACTCGGCCTCGTCTTCGACACCGATGCCGCTGTCACCGACCTGAAGCTCAAACCCACCGACGTGCTGGCCGCCGACGCCAAGCAGGAGCCCTGATATGCCCACCCCCAACGCCACCACCACCGGCCACCGCAGCATGCCCCTGCAGACCCGCATTGCCCCCGTGGCGCGGGTCAATGGCGAGTCCCGCACCTTCGAGTGCGTCTGGACCACCGGCGCCCAGGTCCGCCGCTTCGATTGGTGGACCGGCCGCTCCTACCTCGAAGAGCTGTCGCTCGATCCCGCCCACATTCGCATGGGCCGCTTCGAGTCCGGCGCCCCCTTGCTCAACAGCCACCAGCAGTGGGATCTGCGCAGCGTCCTCGGCATCGTCGAGAAGGTCTGGATGGAGACCGGCGAAGGCCGCAGCGAATGCCGCTTCAGCGACCGCAACGACGAGATCAACGCCTACTGGCGCGACGTCGAGAACGGGATCATCCGCAACATCAGCGTCGGCTACATCGTCCACCGCTACGAAAAGACCGACCCCGCCACCGATGGCGGCCTCGCCATCTGGCGCGCCATCGACTGGGAGCCCGCCGAGCTCAGCCTCGTCCCCGTGGGCGCCGACGCCCTGGCCGGCGTGCGCTCCCTGGGCCCCTCCGCCAAGCCCGAAGAAATCCTCGAAGCCATGGCCCGCGCCGTCGGCCAGCGCACCTTCGAGTGCGAGTTCGTCGAGCACGGCCGCGTGCTCGTCCCTGTCACTGCCCCTTCCCCCACCCGTGCAGCAGCCGCTGCCGTTTCCACCCCTCCTCAGGAGCCCCCCATGCCCGAACTGAACCGTACCCCGGCGGCTGATGACACCACCGCTACCCAGGCCAACCAACCGCAAGCCAACCAGCCCGCGTCGGCCCCCGATGCCCGCAGCCTCGAAGCCGCCCGCACGGAAGAGCGCACCCGCATCACCGGCATCCAAGCCGCCGTCGGTGCCTTCCGCCGCACCGCTCACGGCGCCCTGGTGACCGACGCCGACGTGCAGGGCTTCATCACCAAAGGCCTCAGCGTCGATCAAGCCCGCTCCGCCATGTTCGCCAAGCTCGAAGAAGGCAGCAACGCCACCGGCCCCACCCGCAGCGTCGCCCACATCGAAACCACGCAAGACGAGCAAGAGCAGCGCCGCCTGGATCTGTCGGCCGCCGTCTCCCACCGCGCCAGCCCCGGCGCCAACCCGCTGCCCGAAACCGCCCGCCGCTTCCGTGGCTTCACCCTCTTCGAGCTGGCCCGCCGCAGCCTCGAACTGCAGGGCCTGCGCACCGATGGCATGGGCCGCAATGAAATCGTCGCCGTCGCCATGGGCAACTCCGACGCCATGGGCTTTCGCTCCATGCACGGCACCAGCGACTTCGCCATCGCCCTGGCCAGCACCGTCAACCGCAGCCTGCGCCAGGGCTACACCAGCGCGCAGCAAACCTTCCGCGCCTGGGCACGCAAGGGCACCCTGAGCGACTTCCGCGCCGCCACCCGCGTCGCCGTGGCCGGCAACCTGGCGCTCGAAAAAGTCAACGAGTTCGGCGAGTTCAAGCGCGGCAAGCTCACCGATGCGGGCGAAACCATCCAGCTCGCCACCTACGGCAAAGCCATCGGCGTCAGCCGTCAAGCCGTCATCAATGACGATCTCGACTTCCTCAGCCGCCTGCCCGCCATGTTCGGCCGCGCCGCCGCCGACTTCGAAAGCGACACCGTCTACAGCGTCCTCACCGCCAACGCCGCCATGTCCGACGGTGTGGCCCTGTTCCACGCCACCCACACCAACCTGGGCACGGCCGGCGCCATCGGCGACACCACCCTCACCGAAGCGCGCACCGCCATGCGCAAGCAAAAAGATCCCGGCGGCAACGGCCAACCGCTCAACATCCTGGGCAAGTACCTGATCGTGCCGGCCGCGCTGGAAACCACCGCGCAGAAACAGATCGCCGCCGTCGTCATCGCCACCAAGACGGCCGACACCAACGTCTTCAACAACGCCTACGAAATCGTCGTGGAGCCCCGCCTCGACGGCCACAGCGCCACCGCCTGGTACCTGGCCGCCGACCCCGCCCAGATCGACACCGTCGAGTACGCCTACCTGGACGGGGACGAAGGCCTCTACACCGAGCAGCGCATGGGCTTCGACGTCGATGGCATCGAGCTCAAGGCGCGCCTCGACTTCGCCACCAAAGCCATCGACCACCGCGGCCTGTTCAAGAACGCGGGCTGATCCCCCTCGCTTCGCAGCTGCCCGCCCCGCGCTGACCTCCAGCAGCGCGGGGCTGCCCCTCCGGTTCCGCCCCTCGCAAAACACCGCAAAAGGTCTCCCATCATGAAAAACTTCGTCCAGCCGGGTGACATCCTCACCGTCACCGCCCCCTACGCCCTCGCCTCCGGCGACGGCTGCCTGGTCAACACCCTGTTCGGCGTCGCCTGCGGCGCCTACGGCAACGGCGTCACCAACGCCGAAATCAAAACCACCGGCGTCTTCGACATCACCGCCCTCACCACCGATGTAGGCGCTGTCGGTGCCGCCGCTTACTGGGACAACACCAACAAGCGCATCACCGTCACCTCCTCGGGCAACACCAAGGTCGGCGTGTTCGCGGGCGCCAAGGCCAACGGCGAAACCACCGCCCGCGTCCGCCTCAACGGCGCCTTCTGAGCCAACGGCGGCCGCCATGCAATTCCCCGCCCACACCCTCTTCAAGGCCTTCCGGGCCTGCGGCCTGACCGAGACCGCCACCTACCGCCCCGGCACCGCGTTCGAACGCGACGTGCAAGTGCAATGGTTGCGCCCCGACCTCATGCTGCTGGGCGGGGACGTGCAAGCCACCGAGCACCAGATCGAGTACGAAACCGCCGAGCTGCCCAACCTCTGCGAAGGCGACCAGCTCTTCATCCACGGCCGCCGCTTCAAAGTCTTCGCCCCGCCCCGCCGCACCGGCGACGGCACCTTCGGCCAAGCCTTCCTTGAGCAAATCGGCCCCTGAGCGCGCGCACCATGGCCACCTACCAACTCCAGCTCGCCCAGGCCCTCCTGGCCACCCAGCAGGCCCTGCCCGGCCTCCCCGCGCAGCGCGTCTACCTGGACCGGGAAGCCCCCGTCAACATCGCGGAAGGCCCCTTCCTCGAAATCACCCTGGGCGACTCCAGCGCCCGCCCGCTGGGCAACGGCAACGAGTACGGCGAGTGGGACACCCTCCACGTCGAGCAACCCATCTCGCTCAGCCTCTACACGCGCGGCGAACCCCACACCCAAGTGGCCGACCCGCTCATCCAGCAAGCCCACCAAGCCCTCATGGCCGACCCCTACCTCGGCGGTCTGGCCCAGCGCCTGGCATTCCGGGGCCTGCGCGCCCGCCGCGCCGCCGCAGACGGCGCCATCGGCGGCATGGATCTGCAGTACCTCGTCACCTGCTGCGTCGATGAACGCACCCTGCAAATCATCGGCACCTGAACCCACCCTTCCCAACCCCACCCAAGCCCCGCCCAGTGCGGGGCTTTTGCTTTCTAGGAGCCCACCATGGCCGGCCGCGGACAAATCGTTTTTCACTCGGGTGCCCTCTTCGTCAAGAGCAGCGGCGCCACCCCCACGCCCGTGCGCGTGGCCACCCTGCAAGAAACCTCGTTCGACTTCAAAGCCTCGAACAAAGACCTCTTCGGCGAAAACCAGTTCGCCGAAGCCATCGGGCGCGGCAACACCAAGATCAGCGGCAAAGCCAAGATGGGCCGCTTCAACGGCAAGCTCATGAACGACGTGTTCTTCAAGCAGCCCGACGCCAACATCCTCAACCAAGCCAAGCTGATCGTCCTCGACGAAGCCGGCACCATCGCCTCCGGCAGCGTCACCGTCACCAACGGCGCCAACTTCGCCGAAGACCTCGGCGTCCAGTACACCGCCAGCGGCAACCCCTTCAAGCGCGTGGCCAGCGCGCCGGCCGTGGGCGAGTACTCGGTCAACGAAACCACCGGCGTCTACACCTTCAACGCCACCGACAACACCCAGGCGGTGCGCATCAGCTACCTCTACAAAACCACCGCCGCCGGTGCCGGCACCATCAAGATCGACAACCAGCTCGCGGGCGAGGCCCCCACCTTCCGCGCCGTCTTCAGCCAGCGCTTCCAAAGCCAGACCCTCACCCTCATCCTCAACGCCCTCGTGGCCGAGAGCCTCGCCTTCGGCTTCAAGGCCGAAGACTTCGCCATGCCCGACTTCAGCTTCGCCGCCCAGGTCGACAGCAGCGGCTCCGTCGGCGAACTCAGCCAAAGCCTGTTCAGCTGATCGGGGCCGCCATGCAAGAGCTGAGCATCGGTGGGGTCGCGTACCCCATCCGCCCCCTGAGTTTCAAGGCCCTGCGAGAGCACAGCGAGTCCATCAAGGCCATGGCCGAAGGAGGGTGCCAGACCCCCCAGCAGCTGTTCGAAGCCATGTGCCGCATCGTGCACGCATCGCTGCAACGCAGTGCGCCCGAGCTCGGCTTCGAGCAAGTCGAAGCCGAGCTGGACTGGGAAACCGCCCAGCCTGCCGTCCAGGCCGTTCTGACCCGCAGCTTCCCCCAGCTTCCAGCGGGGGAGACGCCGGTGGAGAGCCCATCTGGGCCTTCGACTGGGATGGCGCCATCGCCGAACTAGTCGATCGCCTGGGCTGGACCTGGGACCAGGTCGACGCCCAGATGGACCTGCACCGCTACGCCGCCCTGCAGCGGCACTGGCGGCGCTCTCCACCTCTGCAGCTCATGGTGCAGGGCTACCTCGGCGTCGAGCCGCTGGAAGCCCCCGCACCCCTCACGCCCGAGCGTGAGCAGGCTGCCCTGCAGGACTTCATTCAAAACTTCGCCGCCGCTGGCGGCTCCATCCACTGAGCCCACGCCATGACCACCGCAGACATCCGCATCACGGCCAATGCCAGCCAGGCCAACCGGGAGCTGGAAGGCTTTGCCGCACGCGTCACCAGCGTGGCCGGCATCGTGCGCGGCAGCATGGGCGGCATCGGCTCGGCCGTGATGGGCCTGCAGGGTCGCCTGCTCGCGCTCACCGGCATCGTCAGCGGCGGGTTCCTGGCGGCCGGCGTCAAGGCGCAGATCGACATGATGGACGCCCTGGACGAGACCTCGCAGAAAGCGGGGGTCACTGTCCAGGCGCTGGCCGAGCTGAGCTTCGTGGCCACCATGGGTGGCCTCAGCCAAGAGGCCATGGTCAAGGTCCTGGCCAAGCTCAGCGACATGATGGTCAAGGTGGCCGGGGGCGACGAGCCCCTGCGCAAGCTCTTCCGCGACACCCTGCAGGTGGACGTGCGCGATGCCACCGGCGCGATGCGCACGGCCGACGACATGCTGGCCGAGCTGGCCAACCGCTTCGCCGGCATGGAAGACGGCCCCCGCAAGACCGCGCTGGCCATCCAGCTCTTCGGTGAAAAGCTCGGCCCCCAGCTGCTGCCCATGCTCAACCAGGGGCGCGCTGGCATCTCCGAGCTGCGCGAAGAGTTCCGCGCGCTCCACGGCGTGGTCTCCACCGAGAACGCGGCCGCCGCAGCCCAGTTCAACGACAACCTCGACCGCCTGGGCATCGCTGCCAATGGCCTCAAGCAGCAGATCGGCAACGCCGTCCTGCCCGCGCTGGTGGACATCAGCACCTTCGCCGTCAAGGCCGCCAAGGATGTGGGCATCCTCGAAGCCGCCTGGCTCAGCTTCGGCCGCGTCGTGGCGCGTGTCACGGGCAACGACGAAGCCGCCCTGGCCCGCCGCGACCTGGCCGCCGCCACCGGGCATACCAAGGCGCTGGAGCGCGAGATCGCCAACCTGGAGCGGCACGCCGAGCGCCAGCCCGCCAACGCTGGGCTCAAGCAGCAGCTGGACGAATACAAGGCCAGGCTTGCCGAAGTCAAGGCCCGCGCCGACGCTGCCCGCCAGGCCGTGGCGCGCTTGGCCGAAGAGGCCAAAGCCCCCACCGCCACCCCCGCCAAATCCGCCGGCACCGACCCCATCCCCCCCTACGAAGCCCCCAAAGGCGACACCCGCATGCAAGAGTGGGAAGCCGGCCTGGCCCGCCGCCGTGCCGCCTTCGCCAAGAACGAGGCCGAGCTGGGCGGCCTGCGCGAACTGGGCAAGGAAGCCGAGGCCGAGTACTGGCGCAAGATCCTCGACAGCCTGGGCAAGGGCGATGCCCAGCGCACCGCCGTCGAACTCAAGTACTACGGTCTGCAGGCCGATCTGCGCAAGCAGCGCTTCGAAGGCGAGCAGGCCAGCCTGCAGGCCCAGATCGACGCCCAGCGCGGCCACATGGACGCCCAGGCCGCCCTCTCGGCCGAATACGTCGAGCGCGCCCGCCAGCGCTTCGGCGAAGAAAGCCGCGAGTACCAAACCGCGCTCAAAGCCCAGCAGGCCCTGCTGCGCAGCCACGCCGAGGCCCGGCTGCAAATCGAGCAGCTCTACCGCCAGACCCAGGCCGCCGCCCGCCTGGCCGAGGTGGATGACTTCGAGCGCATTGCCCAGCTGCAGTACCAGGTCGGCGCCATCACCGCCCAGCGCCTGCTGCAGCTGCGCGGCCAGGCCATCGAACAGCGCCGCCAGATCGAAGAGTCCGCCAAGGCCGCCGAGATCGAGGCCATGCGCGGCAACCCCAACGCCGACCCCGTCGCGCTGGAGCGCCTGCAGGCCGAGCTGGCCGCCATCCGCCTGCGCTACAAGGGCCTCGCGGCTGCCAATCAGGGCGAGCAGGGCGCGCTGAAGGAGTCGGCCCAGATGGAGCCCTTCAACGCCATCTTCGGCGTGAGCCAGAGCGCAGTCGAGCAGGGCCTGCAATCCATGGTCATGAACATGACCGTCACGCTGGAAGGCCTGCGCAACGTCTTCCGCCAGATCGGCGGCGTGATGGTGCAAGAGCTGATCACCAAGCCGCTCGCCACCTGGATCGTCGGGCAGGCGCGCATGGTCGCGCTCACCTGGGCCTTCGGCCAGCAGAAGGCCACAGCCGAAGCCACCACGGCCGCCCAGATCACGGCCATCCAGGCGGCCGCCAGCCTCAAGGTCATCGCCATGAAGGCCTACGAAGCGGCCGCTGGCGCTTACTCGGCCATCGCCGGCATTCCCTACGTGGGCCCCATCCTGGCGCCCATCGCGGCAGGCGTGGCCCTGGCCGGCGTGTTTGCCTTCGCCAAGAGCATCTTCAGCGCCGAAGGCGGCTTCGACATCCCCAAGGGCGTCAATCCCATCGTGCAAACGCACGCGAACGAAATGATCCTGCCCAGCAAGCACGCCGACACCATCCGCACCTTGGGCGACATGTTCCAGGGCGGGCAGGGCATGCCCATGGGCGGCAGCATCCATGTGCAGGTCGAAGGCCACCGGCTGGACAGCGGCCACCTCATCCTCACCGAAGACAACCTCATCAAAGCGCTCAAGAAGGCGCACCGCAACTACCGCGTCTAGCCATGAGCACCGCCGTCTTCCCCACCCTGGCCGGCCAAACCTGGCCGCGCCTCAAGGTGGCCCGCTTTGCCACCGTGGTCAAGAAAGCCCAGGGCCGCCGCTTCGCCCTGTCGCAGCAGATCTACCCCACCTACCTCATCCGCATCAACTACAGCTTCCTGCGCCCGGCCGACCTGGCCACGCTCAGCGGCTTCTTCCGTGCCCGCAAAGGCCGGCTCGATGACTTCCTGTTCGATGACCGCGACGACAACTCCGCCACCGCCGAGCTGTTCGGGGTGGGCAACGGCAGCACCACCGCCTTCCAGCTCGCCCGCTCCAGCGGCGGCTTTGCCGAGCCCGTCTACGCCCCCGTGGGCACGCCCACCGTGTACGTCGCCGGCACCCCCACCGGCATCACCCTCGGGGCCAACGGCCTCATCACCTTCGCCAGCCCGCCCACCAGCGGCGCGCTGCTCACCTGGACCGGCACCTACCACTGGCGCGTCGCCTTCACGAAGGACGAACAGGAGTACGAGGAATTCATGCGCCGCCTGTACGTCGCCAAGCAAGTCGAGTTCGAAACCTTCCACCCCTGATCATGACCAATCCAGTGCACAACCATCTTGAGATCCACGTCTGCGCCGACGGCGTCGATGCGATTGCCAAGGGCTTCAACTACAACGCCACCCAGCCGAACGGGCGACCCGTCAAGCCGATCGAAGTGAAGAAGGTGGTGGTGGTCCGTGACGGCACCGAGGGCGGCAACCCGACCGTTGACTTCGTGCTGGAAGACGAAACCGGTCAGCAGTTCGTCTTCATGGTGACGGGCCGCCTGCTGAAGTCGATCCCCTGCTGAGCTGGCCATGATCGAAACCACCCCCGAACTGGCCGAGTGGATGGACACCGCGCTCTCCGGCGTGCGTGTGGACCTCTACACCCTCACCCTCGCCACCGGCCAGGTGCTGCGCTGGTCGGGCACCAATGCCAACGTGCTGCTGCCCGATGGCCGGCTGTTCGCCAAAGGCCCGCTGCTCTCGCGCGGCCGCATCGAGCTGCGCGCCGGCATCGAGGTCGATGAAATGTCCGTCGAGATCACCCCCACCGCCACCGACACCGTGCTCGGCCTGCCCCTGCTGCGCTACGCCCGCGAAGGCGGTTTTCGTGGCTGCACCCTGCTGCTGGAGTGGGGCTATGCCGACGAGGCGCTGGCCTTCAAGGGCGTGCTGCCCAAGTTCAGCGGCGCCGGCTCGCCCAGCAGCTTCGGTGCCGGCAGCTTCACCCTGCAAGTCAAGAGCGACTTGGAGCGGCTCATGGTCATGATGCCGCGCGACGTGTATCAGCCCACCTGCCTCAACACCGTCTACGACGCCGCCTGCGCCAAGGCCAAGAGCGCCATGCTCGTGGCCGGCACCGTCACCGCGGCCGAGGCGGGCGCCCGCAGCGCCTTCACCGCCAGCGCCCTGGCCCAGGCCGAGGGCTACTTCGACAAAGGCGCGCTGCGCTGGCTCACCGGCGACAACGCCGGCATCACCCGCACCGTGCGCGGCTTCAAGTCCGGCGGCCTCTTCAGCTTCGCGCTGCCCGCCCCGCGCGCCATCACCGTGGGCGACACCTTTGAGGTGCTGCCCGGCTGCGACGGCACCCAGCAAACCTGCACCAGCCGCTTCAACAACCTGGCCCGCTTCCGTGGCCAGCCCTACATCCCGGCACCTGAGGTGGCGACGTGAGTGGCAGCGTGAGTGGCAGCGTGAGTGGCAGCGTGATCCCGAACGCCCACGGCATGCGTGCCGCCGTGGTGGCCGAGGCCCTGCGCTGGGTCGGCACCCCCTATCACCACCTGGGCGACGTGCACGGCGCCGGGGTCGATTGCGCCATGCTGCTGGTGCGCGTGTACGCCGCCTGCGGCCTGGTGCCGGCGGGCCTCGACCCGCGCCCCTACGCCCCCGACTGGCACCTGCACAAGGGCGAAGAGCTGTACCGCAACTGGGTCGAGCAGCACGCCCTCATGCAGGGGGACGGGCAGCCCGAACCGGGCGACGTCATGCTCTGGCGCTTCGGCCGCGCCTTCAGCCATGCGGGCATCGTCACCGGCTTCGGCCGCCCCGCGCCCATCGTCCACGCGCTGCGCTCGGCCGGCGCCGTGGTCATCTCCGACACCCACGATCCGGAGCTGCAGGACCGCCCCTGCCTGCGCTACCGCCTCCCAGCTCTGAGCCTTACCTGACCATGGCCGGCAACTCCAAGCCCCTCTCCAACTCGCAGCCCGCCATCGGTGCGCTGCAAGTCCAGACCAGTGCCCACGGTCAGGCCGCCGCGCTGTTCTGGGGGCGCGTGCGCGTGCCGCCTAACCTGCTCTCGTACGACGACTTCGCCGCCATTCCCCGCACCGAAACCCAGGGCGGCGGCGGCAAGGGCGGCGGCGCCAAGCAAACCACCACCACCTACACCTACCAGGCCGCCGTCGTCATGTCCTTGGGCGTGGGCCCGGTCAACGGCGTGCTGTCCGTGTGGCGCGCCAAAGAGCGCTTGTATGGCGCCAGCACCAGCAGCCGCATCCGCACCCTGCGCCACAGCGCCACCGTGCCCGGCGGCGGCGTCGTCACCCCGCCCGAGTCCGGCAACCACTACCGCAACGTGGCCGTGCGCCACCTGACCAACGACAGCGCCGGCAAGGGCATCGGCGCCGCCCACGCCGGCGTGCTCACCGAGGGCGTGGACTACACCGTCTCCGGCGGCAACTACACCCTGGTGGCCGCCTGGGTCGGCCTGCAGGTCGAGATCGAGTACCAGATCCAAGAGGCCGTGGCCGGCACCTCCGCCCTCGGGCAGCTCGGCCTGTCCCTGGCCACCGGCGTGCACTCCCAGCCCGTCTGGGCACACCTCACCAGCAACCACCCGGCCAAAGCCATCGCCTACCCTGGCCTGGCCTACCTCTACGGCGCCACCTTCAGCCTCGACACCAATGCCCAGGTGCCCAACCACACCTTCGAGGTCAGCACCCCCAGCGAGTTCAGCGCCAGCATCCCCGACGCCGACATGTCCCGCGTCGTCGAAGAGTTCCTCACCGACGGCCTGCGCGGCGTGCAATGGCCCCAGGCGCGCCTTGGCGACCTGACCCACTTCCGCAACTACTGCCGCGCCTGGGGCCTCTTCATGAGCCCCGCGCTGCTGGAGCAAGAGCGCGCCGCCGACACCCTCAAGCGCTGGCTCAAGCTCTGCAATGCCGACTGCACCTGGAGCGGCCAGCTGCTCAAGGTGGTGCCCCTGGGCGACGAAGACAAAACCGCCAACGGCGCCACCTACAGCGCCGACATCACGCCCATCTACGACCTCACCAGCGCGGACTTCCTGATCGAGGGCGACCAACCCCGCATCACCGTCACCCCGCGCGTGAACGAAGACGCCTACAACCACGTCCGCGTCGAGTTCCAAAACCGCGCCAACGGCTACGCCATCGAAGTCATGTCGGCCAAAGACCTGGCCCACATCGAGCAGTTCGGCGAACGCACCATGGAGGTCATCAAGGCCCACGAGGTCAAGACCCCCGAGGTAGCCAGCTTCGTGGCCCACATCGAGCTGCAGCGCCAGATGTCCATCTGGAACAGCTACCGTTTCAAGCTGCCCTGGCAGAAGGGCCGGCTGGAGCCGCTGGACCTGGTCACCCTCACCGACCCCGACCTCTACCTGCACCGCGTGCCGGTGCGCATCACCCGCATCACCGAAGGCGCCGACGATTTCACCGTCGAGGCCGAAGACTGCCCCTTCGGCCACGCCAGCGCGCCGCTGTACGGCGCCCAGGCCGGCGACGGCTACGCCCCCGACTTCAACGCCCCACCCGGCGATGCCCTGGCCCCCGTCATCTTCGAGCTGCCCGGCCTGCTCACCGCCAGCGGCCTGGAACTGGCCGTGGCCACGGCCGGCGCCACCGAGGCCTGGGGCGGCTGCCAGGTGTGGGTCAGCTTCGACGAGGTGAACTACAAAGAAATCGCCGAGCTGCGCGGCTCCAGCCGCTTCGGCACGCTCACCGCGCCCGTGGGCAGCACCCTGGCCCTGCAGCTGGCCGCCGGCCAGCTCGTCACCGCCAGCGCAGAAGACGCGGCCGCGCTCAGCACCCTGCTGTTCGTGGGCGGCGCCAGCCCCGAGTACCTGGCCTATGAAACCGCCACGCTCACCGGCCCCGGCGCCTACACCCTCGGCGGGCTGGAGCGGGGCGCCTACGGCTCCACGCCCGACCCCCACAACACTGGCGACCCCGTGGTGCGCGTCGACACGGCCATTGCCCGCAGCGGCCCGCTGGACCCCGCGCTGATCGGCAAGACCATCCACATCAAGCTGCCCAGCTTCAACGTCTTCGGCGGCGCACTGCAAAGCCTGTCCGAAGTCGATCCCATCCCCTACACCATCACCGGCGCCTTCGTCACCGGCGGCAATGGCGGCGCGGAGCTGCTCATCCTCAAGAGCACCGGCTTCGCCTTCATCTTCCCCAGCAGCGCGGCCACCAGCAGCGACAGCCCGACGATCGAGTTCACGGCCGAGATCATCAACATCGTCGGCACCGTCACCTTCGAGGCCACCGCCTATGACGCGGCCAACGCGGTCATCGGCACCGTGGGTGGCGTCACCCTGACCGACATCACCGCCACCGGCTGCAAGCTCACCGCGGCCAACTTCAACGCCCTGGGCGCCACCACGGTGCGCTACGTGGGGGTCACCGCCACGCTCGGCACGCTCAGCGACACCATGACGGTCTACCGGGGCGACGAAGGTGGCGATGCCCTCAACCTGGTGCTCGACAACGAAGCCCATGTGGTGCCCACCGACAGCGCCGGCACCAACGGCATCTTCACCGGCGCCACCACCGGGGCCCAGCTGTACGAGGGCATCACCGATGTCACCTCGCTCTGGGCCTTCGCCATCACCTTCAGCAATGCCAGTGGCACCATCAATGGCGGCGCGGGCCCGGTCGGCCCCGGGGTGGGCACCGTCACCGTGGCCTGCACGGCGCTCAGCGCGGATCGCGGCACCATCACCATCACGGCCACCCGTGCCGGCTACCCCACCCAGGCCAAGGTGTTCAGCCTGGCCAAGAGCAAGGCGGGCATAGCGGGCGTCGATTCCGAGCTGGTCTTCGCCCGCGCCACGCCCACCGCCATCCGCCGCAACAAAGACGCCACCTTCACCCCCAACGCCATCGTGTTCGAGATCCTCGAACAGATCGGCAGCGGCGCGCCAGCCGCCCACTCCACCTACTGGAGCTTCTACAAAGGCACCGGTACCACCAGCATCACCTGGGGCACGCCCATCCAGGGCAACAGCTCGCAGTACAGCGGCCAGTCCAATCTGGGCACCAGTCTGGACGGCACGCACACCGCCATGAAGTTCGAGGTGTTCGCCGACTCCGGACGCACCCAGCTGCTGGACGTCATCACCGTCCCCATCCTCAACGAGGGCTCGGACGGCATGACCGGCTACCTCACCAACGAGTCGCACAACGTCCCGGCCGATGCCGCCGGCACCGTCAGCAGCTACTCGGGCGCCAGCGGCACCTTCAAGGTGTTCCGGGGCGCGGTGGATGTCACCGCCAGCTGCACCTTCTCGGTGGCCAGCTACAGCGGCTTTGCCTCCACGCCCAGCGCGCCCACCAACGGCACCGGTGCCTACTCGGTCACCGGCTCGCCGGCCATGAATGCCGACGTCGCCACCATCACCTACCGCGCCAGCTACACCCACCCCATCCAGGGCGCGCTCACGCTGGACAAGGTGTTCACCCTCACCAAGTCCAAACAGGGCACCCAGGGCAGCACCGGCGGTACCGGCAGCGCCGGCACGCGCGGCAGCCTCAACCTCTACATCAGCGGCAGCAGCCCGCTCACCAGCACCGAGTGCGACAACGCCGTGCTCTCGGCCACGGGCAGCAGCGCCAAGGTGCTGGGCGACACCGTCACCGAAAGCAACGGCAGCACCTACGTGGCCTCGCTGCGCTGGAACGGTTCCAGCTGGGTGGCGCCGGGCACCGTCATCGACGGCAGCCTGCTGGTCAACGGCAGCGTGTCCGCCATCGCGCTGGCCGCCGCCTCGGTGGCGGCCGACAAGATCACCAGCTCCACCACGCCCACCAACGGCATCGCGTTCGCGCTCGGCAGCTCGGCCTCGGTGGCTGGCTACAACGGTGCCGGCGCTTTCATCAGCAGCACCAATGCCCGCTATGGCCTGCTGGTGGCCAACACCACCAGCCAAACCGGCGCGGGCGGCATCGCGGTGGGCGTCGTCAACGGCAGCAGCTACGCCGGCACCTTCGTCAATTCGACGAACAGCAACTTCAACGCCCACCGCACCTCGGTGGATTTGGCCGAGAACGAGCGGGCCGGGTGGTTCCGCAACTACACCACCTTCCCCACGGTTCAAAGTGAGGTCTACCTCTGCGAGACCGGCAACGCCATCGAAATCAAGACCGGCATGTTTCGCTACGACCGCACGCTCGAAAGTGGCAGCGGCGGCGGTACCGCCACCTTCACGGGCACCAAGCCCGGCAGCGCCCAGAACAACACCTGGCTGCGCATCAACTGCAACGGAACTGACTATGTCCTCCCCATCTGGCCCGCCGCCTGACCCCGATCTGCTCTCCCGCATGGTGCTCTCGCGCTTTCAGTCCAGCCTGGCCAACAACATCGGCCAACGCCTCACGGCCGAGCTGGCCGGCGGCCTGCTGGTGGTGCTGGAAGAGTCCCTCAAAGGCGCCGTGCTGGTGCCGCCCCCACCCCCCTGACCCCACCCCCCGGAGCCCGCATGCCGCCGCCCAACCGCGCCCTTACCGACGACGACGCCGAAGCCATCGCCGACCGCATGAGCGACAAGCTGATCGCCCGCTTGAGCGACCCCAAGACGGTCGATGAAATCAGCACCGCCTGGGGCGCTCACATCGACCGCATCCTGGGCCGGGGCCTGCGCCGCCTGGGCGCCTGGGTGCTGATGGTGCTGATCGGCATCGCCGCGCTGAAGTTCGACCTGCTGGCCAAAGCCTTCCTGGCCCTCAAGCCCTAGCCCCCATGCCCGCCCCGCCGCCCACCATCCCGCCCGCCTGGATGGTGCTGGACGCGCGCGGCCGGCCCGCCCTGTTCCTCGACCACGGCCGCGCCCTACAGGCTGCGGCCGACCACCATGGCCAGCTCGTCGAGCTGGTGCCCCTGCTACCTGACTGGAGCCCGCCATGTCCACCCCCACCCGCCTGCGCCGCCCCCGCACCCGCCACACCCTGCTGCTCGGCGGCTCCGCCCTCGTCCTGATCGGCCTGCTGCTCACCGACCCGGCCGGCGGCATCAGCACCGCGCTGCTGGGCGTCAGCCTGCTCAGCAACCTCTGGGCCCTGCTGCTCACGCACATCAGCCGCAAAGGCTGGCTTGACTACCCCGAGGCCGACATGCAAGACCTCTTTTCCCGCGCCCGGCAAAGCAGCACCGGCAGCGGCCTGGCCCTGGTGGCCATCGCCATCATCCTCTTCGGCCTCATGGGCCTGTTCGGCCGCGCCGCGCATGCCCAAGGTCTAGCGCCGCCGCAGCAGGCCTGGGCCCACCTACCCACTCTGCAGGCCGAGATTCGCACCCACTGGCCCAGCCACCCCATGCCCGCGTATTTCGGCGGCCTGATCGACCACGAATCCGCCTGCCCGCGCGCCAGCAGCTGCTGGCGCCCCACCGCCCGCCTGCGCACCCAGCGCGAAGAAGGCGCCGGCCTGGGCCAACTCACCCGCGCCTGGCACCCCAGCGGCGCCCTGCGCTTCGACGCCCTGGCCGAAATGCGCGACCGCCACCCCGCCCTGCGCCAGCTGGACTGGGCCAGCATCTACCAGCGCCCCGACCTGCAACTGCGCGCCGTGGTGCTCAAGAGCCGCGACGATTGGCGTGCTGTTCCCCAGGCCGCCGACCCCCTGCAGCACCTCGCCTTCACCGACCTGGCCTACAACGCCGGCCGCGGCCGCGTGGACCGCGACCGCCGGGCCTGCGCCCTCAAGGCGGGTTGCGACCCGGGCCGATGGTGGGGCCACGTCGAACACACCTGCACAGCCTCTCGCGCGCCCCTCTACGGGGCGCGCGGCGTTTGTGACATCAGCCGGCACCACGTGGCCGATGTGATCCAGGTGCGCGCCCCCCGCTACGCCAGCGCGTTGGGTGGCCCGCCATGAGCCCGCAGGCCCTGCTGCTGGCCCTGGCCCTGGCCCTGGCCCTGGGCTTCGGCGCCGGCTGGAGCTGGCGCGGCGCCAAGGCCGACACCGCAGCGGCCCAGGCCAAGACCGAGGCCCTGCTCACCCGCAACCGCGCGCTGCAGCAGCAGCGCGAGGCCACCAACGCCACCCTCAAGGCCTACGCCGAGGCCCGCGATGCCGAACACCTCAAACGCCAGGAAAACGAGGCGGCTGGCCGCCGTGCTGAGTCTGCTCACCGCAGCCTGCTCGACGAGCTCGCCGCCACCCGAACTGCTCTGGCCCAGCGCGATCCCACCTCTGCCGCTGGCTGCCAGGCCGCCAGCCAGACCGCCGCAATGTGTACCGAGCTGCTCGGAGTCTGCAGCGAACGACGCACAGAGCTGGCGCGATTCGCTGACCGCCTTGCGACAGCCGGCGAGTACTGCGTCGGGGCCTATCAAGCCCTGACACCCACCCCCACCCACCCGCACCAGGAGCCCCCGCCATGAGCACCCAGAGCATCACCCTCTACCCCAGCGCCGAACACTGCCAGCGCACCGCCGACCCCCTCGTGCCGCTGGCCTGGGCCATCGCCCAGCTGCAGACCCTGCAGCAGGCCATCCCGGCCGAAGAGCGCGACACCGCCACCTGCACCTGGCCGGTGCGCGTGTGCTTCGAACACACCCGCACCCCCATCGAAGAGGCCCAGCACCGCGCCGAGCAAGCCGAGCAGGCCCTGCAGCGCGCCCGCTCCCTGCGCCCCCGCGACGGCGAGAGCTGGGACGCCGAGCGCCTGGCCGCGCTGGAGCAACTGCTGGGCTGATCGCCAGCACTTGATCCCAACCCCTCCGCAACCCCTCAGCAACCCCTTCCTTCCCCCACGCAACCCACCGGAGAGAACCACCATGCAACACGACGTCACCGTTCGCAACGCACTCCTCGACGCCATCGAGACCGCCATCGGCGCTTCCCCCAAACTGCGCTTCCACACCGGCGACATTCCCGCCAACTGCGCGGCCTCGCGCACCGGCACGCAGCTGCTGGACGCCACGCTGCCCTCCGATTTCATGGCCGCTGCCAGCGGCGGCGCCAAGGCCCTGACTGGCACCTGGCAAGGCACGGCCGGCGCCAACGGCTACGCCACCTACTACTCCATCATGGACAACGCGGGCACCAACTGCCGCGAGCAAGGCCTTCTCTCGCAGGCCTGGGCGGCCAGCACGGCCTACGCCCTGACGCAGCAGGTCAGCCTGGGCGGCAACGTCTACAAGTGCACCACGGCCGGCACGTCGGCAGGTTCCGGCGGCCCCACCGGCACGGGCACCGGCATCACCGATGGCTCTGCGGTCTGGTCCTACGTGGGCCCGGTGGACATCGTGCTGGACAACACCAACGTGGCCGGCGGCCAAACGGTGACCATCACCTCCAAGACCATCACCGCCCCGGGTGCCTGATGGCCACGCCACGCGCTGACAGCTACACGGCCGCCAGCGGTGCGGCCGTGGCGGGTGGGCGGCTTGCACTGCTGCCGTCGTGGCTGGCCGCAGGGGCGGCAAACGAGTGGCTGCAAGTGCCAAACGGCCAGCCCAGCACCGCCAGCGGCCTGGCCCCGGCGGTGAGCGGCAGCATGGGTAGCCAGAGCGGCATGGTCAATGCGTGGTGCGGTGCATTCCGCTGGGGCACGCGCTTTCACATCCACGGCGGCGGACACGATGACTACGGCGGCAACGAGATCGGCATGATCGACCTGGCCCAGGAGTCGCCGACGTACAGCCTGCTGAGGGAGCGCACGCCAGTCGCCAGCCTGCTCGGTGGCAGCAACTACTACGCAGACGGTCTGCCAACCTCGCGGCACACCTACTACGCCATGGGCGTGGCCGAAGTGGGCGGCGTGCCTCGCATGTACCGATTCAACGCCTGGATGGGGTTCGCGTTCAATGGCTCCCCTGTTGGTGGCAGCGCGGATGTTCGCACCACCGCCATTGACGGATTCCGGCTCGACACCAACGAATGGGAGCCCGCTGCATTCGGGCCCGTCACGGCCACGCCGGGCTCCGAAACGTCGTTCGCCCAGGATCCCTCTACCGGCAATTTCTACTGCTGGCGTGGGTCTGACAACACGATCCAGCGCTACGTCGTCTCAACCGACTCTTGCACCCAGGTGGCGGACCTGGCCGGCACCGAGGGCCAGGGCGCTGCGCTGGTGTTCGACGCAGACAACCAACGGCTCGTGCGATTCGCCGGCCGCGACGGTCACAAATGCACCTACTGGGATGTGGCGGCCGGCACCAAAAACACCCCCACGCTGACCGGCCCCGATGCCAGCGCCATCAGCGGCCTCAGCGGCAGCAATCACGGCTGGGGCATTGCACACGACCCGGTGCGCAATGTTGTCTACCTGATGACCGGCGCTGCGACGCTGCTGCGTGTGCGGCTGGATGATTGGTATGTGGAGCAAATCAGCACCACGGGCGCCACGCCGGCATCTCCGTACAACGGCACCTGGGGGCGCCTGATCTACATCCCCGAGCTGGACAGCATCGTCTACCTGGCGAGCTGGTCCAGCCCACTACTGGCCATGCGCTGCGGAGACTGATATGGGATTGCAGGACTACAGCTATCGACTGCTGGCGCAGGGTGGCGACAGTACGCCGCATGATGAGCTGGCTGTCAGTGACGATCTGAGCGGCGGCACCATCACGCTCGTGGACATGGGCAGCGGCGACTACGCCTGGCGCTGTGTCGGGGCAGCCACGGCGGCGGCGGTGTCACGCGCGATCAATGCAGGTGCGAGCGGTGGCGGCGTGACCATCGCTATTCGATGGGCCGTGACCAATTACGGCTCGACCGATTTCGCTCTGCTGGCCGGCTACGTCCCGTCCGGGCAAACCGCCCAGGGCGTCAACGTCACACGCACGACAGCCAACGTGCAGCGCTATCGCTACGACACGCTGGCGACACCAACTCAAACCATCAACACCAGCATTCGCACGCTCGTCATCAAAGCGGCGATGACGACTGGCAATGACCAGGTGTATGTGTGGCTGGACGAGACGGGGCGGTCTGGCTCTACGCCAACGACGCAGTTTGCATCGGCGCAAACGCTGACCTCGCGCACGTGCAACGAGTTGCGAATTGGCAGCTCGGGAACCACCATTGAAGTCTCTGACTTTGTGGTGTGGCCCGAGGAGCTCTCGGACGCAGACTGCGCGGCGCTCGCCGATGACGGCATCCGGGCCACGCTGGATACCGCCAGCATCACCGGCTCTGCAAACCAGACCCTTGATCCGCTCACCCAGTCCGCCACCGGCACCGTAGTCAGCGGCATCACCGGCTCGGCGTCACAGCTGCTCGATGCCATCAGCCAATCAGCCGCCGGCTCGGTCAGTGGCCTCCCATCGATCAGCGGCTCGGCCTCTCAAGCCCTGGCCGCGTTCGTGCAAAGCGCCGCCGGCACGGTCACCACGCCCTCCATCGTGCTCGGCCCCTTTGCCAACAACACGGGTCTGCTAAGCGGCCTGCTCACCAACCATGGCATTGCGCACGCGGTGGTGCTCCGGGCGTCCGACCGCAACCCGACCCTGTCGCTTGGCGGCCTGAGCACCGACGCCAGCGGCTACCTCACCATCGCCAGCACCAGCCTGGTGGTGGGCACGGCGTACATGGTGCCCACCTGGAATGCAGACGGCAGCGCAGCCGGCATCAAGCGGGCGGTGGCATCGTGAGCGTCCGATTCGACGGCGACCAGCCCGGCCTGGAGGGCGCGTACCACTTCGGCGTCGGCGGCTTCGGCATTGCCGGGGCCATCATCCGCGCCACCACCGGCACGGGCGACCATGGCCCCGGCCTGCTCTACAACGACTGGGACGGCCCGGAAGACGATGCGAAGGAGTTCCGCGCACTTGTCACCCAGGTGCCGGCGGCGGGCGTGTTCAAGGGCTATGAAAACGGCTCCTTCGCCTTCACGGGCGCCCCCGATGGCACGCACACGGGGCAGTACCGCCTGTACGTGGATGGGGCCGACCTGGGTCTGCAGAGCTTCAGCGTCGTCATCGGCAACAGCATGTCGGGCTCAGGCGCGTTCCAGCTCGGCCCGCTGACGCAGGCCGCCACGGCTGCACTGGCGGTCAGCGGCGCCGCATCTCAGGCCCTGCAGCCCCTGGCGCAGTCCGGCGCTGGCCAGGTGGGCGGCGCCATCACCGGCGGGGGCAGCTGGCAGCTTGGCGAGCTGGTCCAGGCCAGTGCGGCCGCAGTCGGCGTCGCAGGCACTGGCGCGCACAGCCTCGCGGCGTTCAGCCAGATGGCTGCGGGCGTGGTGGTCAGCGGCCTGGTGGGGCAGGGCAATGTGACGCTGCCGGCCATCCAGCAGGCAGGGCAGGGCACCGTGAGCCTGTCGGGTGCCGGCGCGCATTCCATGGTCCCGCTCGCCCATGCTGCAGCCGGCGCGCTCTCGCTGGCTGGCGCCAGCGCTGCGGCCCTCGCGCCCATCGTGCAGGCCGCCACCGGCGTCGTCGGCTCGCTCACGGTCACCGGCGCAGGCGCGCAGGCGCTGGGGCCGCTCACCCAGGCCGCCACCACCGTCATCGCCATCGTTGGCCAAGCCAGCCAGGTGCTGGGCATGTTCACTTTGCAGAGCGCCGGCCTGGTCGGCGACTACTCGGTGCCCGGCATCCCAACCCGCGCCCGCCTGATCGCCGTGCGCCGCACCAGCCGCCGCATCCCCGTGGCACCCGAACCGAGAACCAAGATGCTCCCGAAATTCATGAACCCCGGCGCCGAGCTGGACTGGGCCCTCGACTGGCGCGCGCCGGAAGAAGAGGGCGGCCCCTACCTGGCCCCCGACGACACCGTGCAGAGCTACACCTGGGAGCTGGAAGGCAGCCTACTGACCAAGCTGGGCGAGGAGCTGGAAGGCGACCAAACCCAGATCAAGCTGCGCATGAGCAGCACCGCTGCTGCCGGCCAAACCTGCGCCGCCATCTGTTCAATCGTCACGGCCAAAGGCCTGAGGGACAGCCGGCGCATCGTGTTCGAGGTCGGCGCCAGCTGATCCGGCTCCGCACGGATCGGCTGCTGATGCGGGTCAGGCCTGACGACAAGGCTCGGTGGCAAGCGCTGGCAGACGCAGCAGGGCTTAGTCTTAGCGCCTGGGTTGAGGCGGCGCTCAACCGGGCAAACAAATAGCTCCGACCGCCGCCCCGGCCCCGCGTAGCGCCCGCAATGGGGCCATGGTTGGGGCCATGAGTATTTGCGGCACCGCGCTCCAGCTTTATGAATCAATCGCTTAGGCGTGAATCGCTGGTGATGATCGAGCAGATGTAAGCCCTCCGGCTGGCGCTGCGAAGGCCCCGCCCTGCGGGGCCTTTCTATTTGGTGCGCCCAGCATGGGCGCAGTCCTGGAGGTGCAAGTCCTCCCGCGAGCTGGTCACAGTGAGCGAAGTGAAGCGCAACTGCATGAGGGCGACCGAGTGTGGGGAGGAAGCGTGGAGCGTAAATCGTGAGCCGATGGACAAGAACCAGATAGAAGGCGCTGCCGGCCAAGGCGAGCGGGCCAAAGGCCGCGAAGCTTTTGTGACCAAGGGGCGGTGGCGTAAATCTGGCGGTTGTGCGATGAAGGAGTGC